TGCAAACGCACGCCATGGAAGTTCCTGAAATGGCCGACGCTGAAACAGCGGAACTTTATGAAATGTTGCAAGAGGAACGTGTTAAGCGTGCAGCATAGGAATGGTTGGGGCAGCTACGGTTGCCCCATTCCCAAGGCGGTCAAGGGAAGGTGTGGTCGGACGGAGCGAGGTAAGGTCGGGCTAGGCAGGGCACGGCCTGGCGGGGCGGTCGAGGTTAGGCGAGGCCAGGTGAGGATTGGTACGGCACGGCGCGGCGTGGTACGGTTAGGCGGTCATGGATTGGTTTGTTGTGTTGGGTTATGGTTTGGTATCTCAGGGCGGTCGAGGTTTGGCGAGGCGAGGTACGGATTGGTACGGCACGGCGCGGCGTGGTACGGTTAGGCGGTCAGGGACTGGTTCGTTATGTTGGGTTATGGTTCGGTCCGGCAAGGCGGTCAAATTTAAGGAGTATAAAAATGAGACTAACTAAAGAAATCAAGAAGCAAGCATTAGAAGATTTCAGCAATGAAACGGGAAACAATATCATCAATGCTGATGACTTTATTGCTTGGGTAAAAGAAAAGCCGGATCATCCGACGCACAAAGTATTCTTTCAAAAGGATGATGCGACACTAGCGCACGAAGCGCGGCGACAGATATTCAGGCAGAATTTTGGCAGCTTCAAGGTTCGATATGAGGTTAAGAAAATTGACACATCATTGTTGAATATCAAGGTCGTTGAAAAGCCACTGCAAATATCACCCGTATCAAAACGAAGCCAAGGCGGTGGCTATGTTCACTTTGATCCTGAAGATGCAGAAATGATGGCTGAGTTTCGTAATGAGGCCGCTAGTGCGCTTTATGCATTTTGCCGCAGATTTGAAGTGGCTATACTTAATGCGAATATAGATGTAGAAAGTATAAAGCAGATCGCATTAAGGCTAGAGGTCAATGAACTGCAAGAAGCGATATAATTGGCATGTGTATTCGCATGAGCAGAAGTTAAAAATATGGGATGGTGGTGAATTAATAGCTACCATTCCACAAAAAGAATTTCCGCATATGATTTTGCAGATGGCAAAGGCATTAAAAGAAAATGTGGGAAATGATGACAAATCGTGATATATTCAAGCCATGGGCGTCTTATACTCCCTATCAAAACATGTTCACTTATGTTTTTGCCCTACAGCCCGTGCGTTCTCTCCCTGCCTTTCTGACGCACGGGCAACTTGGGAATAGATCATGCCGGTAGCTTTTAAGTTTCAATCAAACGCACAAATTGTTTTAGGTAAGATGCAGCGTGCCGTTGCGCGTGAAGTCCCTTTTGCAATCGTATCCGCGCTGACAAAGACAGCAACAGCATTGAATGAACGTAATACAAACCACATGCGCCGTGTCTTTGATAATCCCACTGATTGGACGCTTAAAGCGTTTAGGGTCGACCCAGCTTTGATGAAGCCTTACAAGCCAATCACGCGGATATTGAGGAAAAATAAAGTTCGTGGAACGCCATCCAATGTAACACCGAATCGACAGCATTATTTAGAAGTTCAAGATAGTGGCGGGTTGCGCCCGTCAAAAGCGTTTGAACGTCGCTTATCAGGAACACTTCAAGGTGCAAGTCGCTATCGTTACGCGACGCCAACAAGCCAACAAAGCATAAATCAATTTGGGAATTTGAGCAGGGCAAACGCAAAAAAATTATCGGGCAATACTGACAACAAATATTTTGTGCCAAAGCCAAACCATCCGTTGACGCAAAAGTATGGTGCGGGTGTTTATCAACGTATGGCAAAGAATAAAGTGCGGAAACGTTTGCACTTGCATGAGCAACCACCAAACTACCGTGGTGTTCTGCGATTTGGCCGTAGAATGATCGCGGGTGGTCGCAATATTTTCCCTAGAACCTTCCAAAAACAGTTGCGTGACGGGATAAGAAAGGCAAGGCTGAAATGATGCACTATATATTGTGCTTTTGGGCTTTAATACCCCAACATTTAGGTTCTTCTGGCAATATGACCATTGTGGGTAATTCGGACCGCAAATTATTTCTAGCGACAAAATTCATATTAGGGGTCGGGTTAATGAAAGGTGTTCATAATGAATTGGTTTAGTGCTAGTGAAGCCTTGGCAAATGCATTCATCGGATTGCTTGTTTCTTGGGCCGCAACTTATTATTTTTTCCCATTTTGGGGATTGGAGCCGTCAAAAACACAAGCGGTTGAAATCGTTTTGTTCTTCTTTGTGTTAAGTTTTATGCGGTCCTATATTTTAAGAAGGGTTTTCGCATGGCTATCATAAAGGAAAGAATAATTGGCAATCAGCGTTTGATCCTTGGCGATTGTTTGTCAGTCATGCCTATTTTATCGCAATTCGATGCGTTGGTAACTGATCCACCCTATGGAATTGGCGAAGGTGGCAAAAAGAACAAGTCACGCGGTAAGCTGGCAAAAGTTGGCGATTATAAAAATGATGAATGGGATCAAACAACATGTGATGAACACATAGATTTTGCACGCGGGATTAGTAAATCCCAGATCATATTTGGTGGTAATTATTACGATTTGCCACCGACTCCGTGCTGGTTAATATGGGACAAGCAAAACGGTAATAATGATTTTGCGGATTGTGAAATGGCATGGACAAATCTGGGCAAAGCGGTGCGACGTGTTCATTGGTTGTGGAATGGGATGATCCGCAAAGGGAGTGATGTAAGGCTACATCCGACACAAAAACCGCTTGGCGTGATGGAATGGTGCATAGGACATTTGCCAGAAAAGGCGCGAACGGTTCTTGATCCATTCATGGGCAGTGGCACAACTTTGGTGGCATGTGAAAAGTTAGGTTTATCAGGTACGGGAATTGAGCGCGATCCTGATTATTTTGAGGTGGCATGTGAAAGGGTATATCAGCAAAGTAAGCAAAAAGATTTGTTTTGTGGGTCGAATGATACCAATGAACAAATGACACAAGGGGCGTTATTTGATGGCTAGTTTGGAAGCGTGCGCAGATCATCTTGGGATTAATGCAAAGGTTTTGCAGACATTGATCCGTCAATCCGTTATAAATAAACAGGATCGCGGCAAATACGACATTGATGAAGTCCGTTTGCAATATCTGAAGCACATCCGCAATCTTGCCGGCAATAACAACAACAATCTTGAATTAGGTGCGGAAAGGGCCAGATTAGCCAAAGAACAGGCAGACGCCAAGGAAATGGAAAACGCCATTGAACGTGGTGATTTGGTGTATATCGAAAAGGTAGCCAAAGAGTTTGAAACGCAGTTATTTAAAGCGAAAACCAAACTATTAGCTATTCCATCAAAGATAGCGGCGGAAGTTCACGCAAGTGCAAACGTGAAGGAAGCCAAGGAATTAATTGAAATAAACATTCAGGACGCGCTTAGTGAATTGGTCGGATACGGTAGACAAACAACAGACTGAGAAGTTGCGCCGGCGGCTTCGTGAAGTCATGGCAACGGCTTTGGCCCCACCACCAAAGCTGACCGTTTCCGAATGGGCTGACACTTACCGGCAACTGTCATCAGAAAGTTCGGCTGAAGCTGGCCGATGGTCAACTAGCCGTGCGGAATATCAACGCGGCATGATGGATGCGGTCAGTGATCCAGATGTTGAAACCGTGGTGTTGATGACGGCAGCGCAGATTGGCAAAACTGAACTGATCAACAATGTTGTCGGGTTTCACATCCATCAAGACCCTGCCCCAATGTTGGTGGTTCAACCGACTTTGGAAATGGCGCAAACATGGTCAAAAGATAGACTTGCGCCGGCCATACGCGACACGCCGGCTTTGTCGGAAAAGATAAAAGACCCTAGATCAAGGGATAGTGGCAACACGACTTTGCACAAAGTATTTGCGGGTGGGCATGTTACGGCTTGCGGTGCAAATTCACCATCATCATTGGCGTCACGGCCTTGTCGCATTATTCTTTGTGACGAAGTTGATAGATACCCGCTATCGGCCGGCACTGAAGGTGATCCAGTTAGCTTGGCGCGGAAGCGTAGTGCGACATTTTGGAACCGCAAAATCATTCTTGTATCAACGCCAACTGAAAAAGGGGCAAGCCGAATTGAGGCGGCTTATGCCGACAGTGATCAGCGCAAGTATTTTGTGAAGTGCAAGGATTGCGGTGAAGATCAGGAATTGATGTGGGCAAATGTTCGGTGGACAGATAGCAATCCGAATACAGCGGAATATTCGTGTGAACATTGCGGATCATTGTGGAATGACGCGGATAGATGGCGTGCAATCCGTGCCGGCGAATGGCGCAAGACGGCTGAAGGTGACGGCAAAACAGCCGGCTTCCACTTGTCAGGCTTATATTCTCCATGGACGCCACTAGCTGATATTGTGCGTGATTTCATTCAATCCAAGAATGACCCAATGAGATTGCGCACTTGGATCAATACGACCCTTGGGGAAACCTTTGAAGAACAGGGGGAACGGATTGATGAATATGATTTGTATGAACGGCGTGAAGTGTGGCCAGATGACTTGCCAGATGGCGCGGTTGTTTTAACGGCTGGTGTTGACGTTCAGGATGACCGGCTTGCATTTGAAGTGCTGGCAACGGGCAGCGGCCATGAAACGTGGTCAATTCAGTATGATGAAATCTATGGTGATCCGTCATCTGATGAACTTTGGCAGCGGCTTGATGAAGTATTGGCGCAAACTTTCATCCACCCTAAACGCGGTGAAATGATCATCCGTTCAACGTGCATTGATAGTGGGGGCCACTATACGCAACAGGTTTATAACTATGTCAGGCGGCGATCTGGCAAGCGAATATTTGCGATCAAGGGTATTGGTGGCGAAGGAAAGCCGATCATCGGTAAACCTAGCAAAAACAACATCGGCAAAATCAATTTGTTTCCGGTTGGCGTTGACACTGCCAAGGAACTAATGTTTGCACGCTTGAAAATACGGGATGAAGGGGCTGGATATTGTCACTTTTCCATCAACCACAGTGAAGAATATTTTAGAATGCTGACCGCTGAAAAGAAAATGACCAAGTATTATAAGGGACGTCCAAAGCGGGAATGGGTGAAGATTAGGCAACGCAATGAAGCGTTGGATTGCCGTGTGTATGCAATGGCCGCATTGGAGTTGATGGGCTTAAATATTGACCACCTTGCCAGACAGGGGGCAAATAGTGTAAAATCGGGCCAACAAATACCTAAACGGCGTGCGTTTAAGCCGCGTCCTAATAACTTTGTGACAGGATATTAGCAGAATGGCCAATCTGTTTGACGCTGCAAACGCACCAACTGAAGTTCCAAGAGAAATCGTTGTTGGCGATTTTGTTCAGTGGAAAAACACGATTTTAGGCACTGATTATCCCAACACAGCATATACCGTCACATTCATTGCACGTTCAGCTAGGGGCGGGTCAAATGAATTTCAGGTTGTCGCAACGGCATCTGATGATGACTATTTGTTCACGATACTTAGCACGGCGTCTGATGATTATGATGCCGATCATTATCATTATCAAGTTGAAGTGTTGCGTAATAGCGATAGTGCGCGGATTGTCGTTGATACTGGTGAAATTGACGTTTTATCCGACCTTGACACAAACGTTGATCCACGCACGCACGCGGAAAAGATGGTGCAAAAGATTGAAGCCGTGTTGGAAAATCGTGCGGATGGTGATTTGTCTAGCTATAGCATCGCGGGGCGGTCATTGACCAAAATGTCACCAGATGAGCTTTTGACTTGGCGGGATTATTATCGCCGCGAGGTAAAGGTTCAAAAGCGCAAGAGTGATATAAAACATGGCCGGAAAGTCGGGTCAACAATTCTAATGAGGTTCTGATATGGGGTTGTTTGACTTTTTGTCGCGCCAAGATAGCCAACCGGAAGCCGTATTTTCCCCACGCAAGCGGCGACGTCGGCAATATGCCGGCGCAAATCAGGGGCGTTTGTTTACTGATTTTGTGGGTTCTAGTTCGTCCGCTGATAGTGAACTCAGGGCATCATTGCCCGTATTGCGGAATAGATCGCGTGATCTGGCCCGTAATAACGAGTATGCAAAACGGTTTCTCAACCTGATCAAAACCAATGTTGTTGGCGAAAAAGGTTTCACTGTTCAGGTCCGCGCACGCAATGATGACCGTTCACTTGACGCGGCTGGTAATACTATCCTTGAAAATGCGTTCCGCGTCTGGGGGCGGATGGGCAACTGTGATGTGACAGGTCGCATGTCATGGTTGGACGCACAACGCTTTGTTGCGGAAACATTAGCCCGTGATGGTGAGGTTTTCGTAAAGCTGGTGCAAAGCAACCGTTTCCGTGACGGCTTTTCATTGCAGTTCATTGAAGCTGATTTGGTCGATCAGGATAAGAATGGTACGGCTGAAAACGGCAATCAGATCAGAATGGGCGTTGAATTGGACACATATCATAGGCCAGTTGCCTATTATGTGCTGACCGCACACCCAAATGATACGCTGAATTTCGCAACCAAGGCGAATTACAAACACATTCGTGTGCCGGCAAAAGAAATGCTGCATTTGTTTGTTCCAAATCGGACGCATCAAACACGCGGTGAACCATTTATGGCACCGGCGATTGCGTCATTGAAGATGTTGCACGGCTATCGTGAAGCTGAACTTATTGCAGCGCGTGCGGCGGCGGCTAAATTTGGTATCATTACGACGCCAGACGGTGACGAATTTGCCGGCGATGACATGACTGATGATGATGTGCCAGTGATCGACATGGCACCGGCTTCAGTCTATCAGTTACCGGCTGGCCATGACTTTAAGATGATTGACCCAGCGCATCCGACGTCGGCATTTGCTGATTTTGAGGAAGCGGTTTTACGCGGTATCGCATCAGGGTTAAACGTTTCCTATACAAGTTTATCAAACGACTTAAAGGGCGTTTCATATTCATCAATCCGTCAAGGTACGATTGAAGAACGCGATCATTACAAAATGTTACAGTCGTTTGTGATTGAGCATTTTTGTGAACCGGTGTTCCGCGCATGGCTACAAAGCGCGTTGTCGTTTGGTGATATTCCAATCCCGATTTCCAAATATGACAAGTTCGCTGATAACTTGCATTTTCGTGGCCGTGGGTTTTCTTGGGTTGACCCGCAACGTGAAATCAATGCGAATGTCACGGCACTTTCAAACGGTATTGTTAGCATGAATGACATTGCGGCCAACTATGGGCGGGATGTTGAGGAATTGTTCAGTCAAATTCAGGCTGATAAGGAAATGGCTGAACGATATGGCCTCAAAATGGCGTTTGAACCATTTGGCATGAAAGCACCGGCGCAACCGGAAGTGGGTGAAGCTGATGGCGACGTATAAACCAACACAAGGCATGAGGGATGAAGCTGAACGCGGTTTGGCTTGGCGATCTGAATTTGGCCGTGGCGGAACGGCGGTTGGCATAGCCCGTGCGCGTGACATTGTGAATGACAAAGACTTGTCAGAGGTTACAGTCAAACGGATGTATTCGTTTTTCAGCCGCCATGAAGTCGATAAACAGGCTGAAGGGTTTAGCCAAGGTGAAGATGGCTATCCGTCAAACGGGCGGATTGCGTGGGCCTTATGGGGTGGTGATGCCGGTTATAGTTGGTCCAAGCGTATCCGCGACCGGTTAGAGAAAGAAGAACGCGGATTGCGTGAAATCAGCGGTGCAGTTCGGGAAGGATTGCAGAAAAAGGTCAAGGATCACAATGAAAAGGTTGGTGACGTAGCAAGTAAAAGAACCAACTTGCGCACGCTATCAGCCGTGTTCAATCGTGGTGTTGGCGCATACAAGACAAACCCGCAAAGCGTGCGGCCAAACGTTAGTTCACCGGAGCAATGGGCCTATGCGCGGGTGAACAGCTTTCTTTATGTGCTGAGAAATGGTAAGTTTAGATCAGGAAAACATGACACGGATTTATTGCCAAAGGGTCATCCCATGTCATCAAAAAGGAATGAAGTCATGGCAAACGACGATTTGTTTGAAGGTATGGAAGAACGCCATATCATAGATATTCAGGAAACGGATGACACATATGTCATAACGTATTCCAAAATCCATGAAGAAAATGAAGTCATGGAAGAAGAACGATTTTCACGCGAAGAAATGAAACAGCGTGCGGTTCACATGGGTGAAAAGTCTATTGATGAAGAAACCCGCCGCGTCAAGGTTGGGGTTTCTACAGAGGAACCCGTTGAACGCTCATTTGGGATGGAAGTGATCGACCACACCAAAGGCAGCATGAACCTTGATTTCTTGAATAGTGGTCGCGCACCGCTTTTGCTTGATCACGATATGCAAAAGCAAATTGGCGTGATTGAAGGGGTTGAACTTGATGAAGATGCGCGACGTCTACGCGCAATAGTTCGTTTTGGAAAAGGCGAATTGGCTTCGGAGGTGTTCAATGATGTAACTGATGGCATCAGACAAAACATCAGTGTCGGTTATCGTATTGATGGCCGTGTCAATCGTGATGATGACCCTGAAGAATATTATCGGGTTGCCACCACACCAATGGAAATAAGTATTGTCAGTGTGCCGGCGGATCAGTCAAGTCTAGTCGGTGTGGGGCGATCCGTTCCAGCAGAACCTAAATCTCAACCATCTTTGGAGGATGTTAAAATGACTGATGAAGTCAAAAACGACGTCGATCTTGATGCGGTAAAGGCTGAAGCAGTTCGTGCCGCACGCAAGAATGACGCAGAAATCTTGGCACTAGCGGCCAAGCACAACAAGCGTGATCTTGGTGAAACAGCGATTGCAAAAGGCATGTCAGTGGATGCGTTCCGTGGCACATTGCTTGAAGCGATTGGCGAAAAACCACTAGACATTGCACCGGCAAACGTCGAGGCATCTGTTAAAGAAAAGCGCGAGTATTCACTAGGTCGCATGATCCAAGCGCAAGTAACAGGCGATTGGCGCAAAGCCGGCTTTGAACGTGAAGTAAACGACGAAATCGCGTCACGCATTGGCCGTGAAGCGGAAGGTGTTTACGTTCCAGATTTCGCATGGCAACAGCGTGGTCCACTATCAACAGCGGCAACAGGCGGTTCTGCGTCTGAGGTTGTCTTTGATGATTTCGTTCCAACAGCACATCGCGGCGATTTGTTCATTGAAGCATTGCGTGCGCGTCAAGTGTTGGGTGGCTTGGGTACAACATACATGTCCGGCCTAACTGGTCGCATCAAAATGCCTAAACTAGCAACAGGTGCAAATGCTGCATTCGTTGAGGAACTAGGCGATGTTGCAGACGGTGCAGGAACAGATGGCGGCGTAACACTTCAGCCACGCACAATGGGTGCGTTTGTTGACATGTCACGCTTGCTGATGATGGAAAGCGTTCCAGCGATTGAACAGATCATCCGTAATGACCTATTGTCATCAGCGGCAGATCGCACTGAGTTCTACGCAATTCAGGGTTCAGGTTCATCAGGCCAACCGACAGGTATCTTGAACACATCAGGTGTAAACAACCTTGATATTTCAACAGGTACAGACCGTGCGGCTTTGACATGGGATGACATCACTGATCTGGTCAAACTGGTTGAAGAAGATAACGGCATTGTGAATGCACAAGCGGCTGGTTTCTTGTCTCACCCATCAGTAAAAGCGGCCTTAGCATCAACAGCCAAAGTTGCATCAACTGACAGTGTGATGATTATGAATGACCCATGGAACAACATCTATGGTTATCCAGCGGCGTTCACATCAAACGTGCCAACCAACCTAAATCCGGGCGATGCTGGAAATGACGCATCCGCACTGATCTTTGGTGATTTCTCACAGTTGATGATTGCACAGTTTGGCGCACCATCAATCTTGGTTGACCCATACACAAACAGCCGTGCCGGTTCCGTGCGTCTGGTTCTACATGCTGAACTAGATGTTGCAGTACGTCACGCGGTTAGCTTCGCAATCACAGACGAAGTTGATCCATCATAATAAATCAAACGGTGGGGCAGAAATGCCCCATCTTTCCCATCGGGGTTAGGTAAATGAAAATTAAGATAATCAAAAGATGTTCAGCGGGTACAGGCCAAAGCCTAGAGGCTGGAAATGAATATGACATCCATGATCGTATTGCAGAAAAGCTGATTGATCGTGGCTATGCGGAAGCCGTGAAAAAGTCGGCACCCAAAAAGACAACGCGCAGTGTTGGTTTAGAAAAGACCGACATTCAGCTTGAAACACCGGAAAGTGATGATTGATGGCTATCCCTTTCGCTGATGACTTGGATTTGATGTTAAGCGTTGATGAATTTGCGTCATCAGTGACTTATCGGCGCAAGCTAGGTTTAGGCGATAGCACCATCACGGGTGTATTTGATAACGAAACAGTTCCAATGGATGCCGGCGGAATTGCCATGGTGCATCAGGAACAGCCAAGATTTACATGCCGCACAACGGATGTGCCTTATATTGCTGAAGATGATTTTCTTGTCATTTCTAGCGTTCAATATCGCGTTGTTGCATGGTTGCATGATGGCACTGGTGTGACCGTCATTCACTTGGAGAAACAATAGATGGCGCATGTCCGCAAGCAAATCAGGGATCGTGTGGCGACCATCTTGAAAGCCGATGTTGGGCTTGTGAAACGTCGTGTATATACGACACGGGTTCACCCATTAAATGATACGAATTTGCCGGCTATTAGTGTTTACACTGGTTCTGAAGCTAGTGAACGCATGAATGCTGGCGTTACTGACATGATCAGAGAACTTACCCTTGATATTGATATATATGTTAGGGAAACGAGTAAGTTTGATGATGATGTGGATGCGATAGCGGTCCAAGTTGAGGAAGCCTTAGCCGGTGATTTTACATTGAATGGCCTTGCTAAGTTCAGCGTTTTAACATCAACTGAAATACAATTTGACGGTGAAGCTGACCAAATTCTTGGAATAGCCAAGCTGACATATTCAATCAGATATGTTACAGCTATCAATGACGTAGAAACAGCCAAGTAGGAGTTCCAACAATGGCGACACACACAGGAAGTGAAGGAACCGTAAAAGTCGGCACGGCTGGTTCTGACACAGTAATTGCAGAAATCCGCACCTTCAGCATTGAAGAAACAGCGGATACACTTGAAACAACAACTATGGGCGACAGCGCACGCACTTATTCGCCATCACTAACACAATTCACGGGGTCCGTTGATGTGTTCTGGGATGAAACGGATACAGGTGGACAAGGCGCATTGACCATTGGCGCAGAGGTTACAATCAACTTTTACCCAGAGGGTGCGACAACTGGTGACACTTACTATGGCGGCACGGCCATTGTTACCGGCATCACCATCAATTCATCATTTGATGGTTTGGTTGAAGCGTCATTGACTTTGCAGGGTGACGGCGCACTAACAAAAACCACGGTAGCGTAACATGAGTTTGGGCAAACGCATTGCGGCAAAACGCGCTGAAGAACAGCGTTCTTTTGTTGATGTGGATGAATGGGGTGAAGCGGATGAATCGCTTCGCCTTTATTTCACTACGGTTTCTGCGCGTGACATGGAACAGATACAACGTAAGCACAAAGACTTTATTAACAATCCAACAATGTCGGCCATGATTGATATGATCATCCGCAAGTGTGAAGATGAAGCCGGTGAAAAGGCTTTCACGCTTGAAGATAAATCAATCCTATTGGGTGAACCATTGAATTTGATTGCCAAGGTTTTTGGTGCGGTTCTTGAAAGTGTGACGATAGAGGAACACGAAAAAAACTAAGGAGCGACCCGTTTAGATTTAATCTGATTGCATTGGCTGAATTGCTTGGCAAAACCATTGAGGAAATAGAGCAAATCAGCCTTTCAGAATACAACGAATGGGTCGCATACTTTAAGATCAAGTCGGAGCAAAAGAACGATGGCGGTTGAAAAGTTAACGTTTGAAATGAATGCCGTCGGCAATGCCGTGCCTGAAATGAAAAAGGTACAGGCGCAGCTTGGTTCACTTGATAAGACTATGCAGAAATCAACGGCTAACATGAACCGACAGGTTCGTGGGATGCAAAACTTGGGTCGCGCCAATAAGAACATGACCCGTAACTTGGGCATGGCGTCTTTGCAGTTCCAAGATATTGCGGTTCAGGCGTCAATGGGAACGGATGCGTTGCGCATTATGACCATGCAAGGTCCACAACTTGCATCTGTCTTTGGCCCTAAAGGAATGATCGTTGGTGCGCTGGTCGCGGTTGGCGGTGCCATCGCAATGATGGGCGATAAGACAACTAAGCTATCATTTGACTTCAAACGGTTTGGCGCGGATATGAAAACTGCGTTCCAGCCGTTCATTGATTTCATCAGGCCGGCAGTTGATCTGGTGAAGCGCGGTTTTGATTTGTTAAAGCGTGGCGCGATGGCCGCAATCAATGGCTTGGTGTTTGGCATCAATTACTTTGCCATTGTGGTCAGTAACATCCCCGCTGTAGTGCGTGAAGCGTTTGACAGAATGTTTAAGCGGATACAGATATTTGAATTAAATTTCACATATATGACCCTTAACATTCGCAAAAAGTTCTTTGAAATGCTTGTTGGGATTGTTGGTCGATTTAGAGAAGCGACCGTTACCCTAAGTAATGAATTGAAAAAATTTGGCGTCGAATTCCCTGATGACATTGGGGAAGGTAGCTTTGATAAGCTAAAAGACACTTTAGAAGATATAAATCACGAAATGATCGGTATTGGCCCGTCAATCGCAATGATCCGTTCCGATTTAGACGCACCATATACAAGCATAACCAACTTGAAAGATGAACTTGCTAATATACAAAAAATTGACATATTCTCATATTTCAAGCGAGTGCGTAAAGAGACTGAAGAAACCGGCGCAAAGGTTGAAACCGTTGCTGATATGATCGGTGACAAGTTTGGTGATGCGTTCATGTCTATGGTTGACGGAACCCGTAAGGCCAAAGATGCATTCAAGGTAATGGCCGCTGACATTATCAAGGACCTTTACCGCGTGTTTGTCGTTAAGCAAATGACCGGCTTTATCACAGACGCGATCACATCGGCATTCCCATCATTTGGCGGCACACCCATGAAAGCCATAGGTGGCCCCGTACAGCGCGGAAACCCTTATGTTGTGGGTGAACGTGGGCCTGAATTGTTTGTGCCGTCACGCACGGGTTCTATCGTGCCTAACGACAAAATGACAAACGGCGGTGCGGTAGTGGTCAACCAAACCATCAACGTATCAACCGGCGTGCAGCAAACCGTGCGCACTGAAATTAAATCACTGATGCCACAGATTGCGGAAAGCGCGAAAGCGGCAGTCGCAGACGCCAAGCGGCGTGGCGGTTCATATGGAAGGGCGTTTGCATAATGGCTATTACTTACCCTTTAACATTGCCGTCACACACTGGAATTGCGCAGATTGAATTGCGTGCGGTGAATGCGGTGGCATACAGCCAATCACCCTTTACGTTTGCGGGTCAGGCGCACGCTTACAGCGGCGAAATGTGGCAAGCTGACATTACTTTGCCCCCCATGAAGCGTGCCGATGCAGAACAATGGATTGCGTTCCTGATCAGCTTGCGTGGGCAGCGTGGCACGTTTTATCTTGGCGACCCAACAGGGGCAGCACCACGGGGAACCGTATCAACCAACACAGACGTCAATTCAGCAACCGGCAGCGCGGGTGATAGAACCATTTCAGTCACAATTACATTAGGTGAAACGCTATTGGCCGGTGATTATATCCAGATTGGCACGACGGCTAACAGGACATTGCATAAGGTGCTTGAAGATGTGACCGGCACGGGTGCGGCACAGGATATTGAGATTTGGCCGGCTTTACGCGCTGACAAATCGAGTGCCGGCGTAAATATAGTTAACACAACAGGCAAGTTCAGATTGGCAAGCAATGAACAAAACTGGTCGGTCAATGAGGCCAGTATATACGGCATCACCTTTGGAGCGTTTGAAGCGATATGAGCAGAACAGTTCCGGCAGCATTACTGACCGCGCTTGATGGCGATGAAATTGATGTTTTCTATGCCGTTGATCTGGCCTTTGACAGTAGCAACATCCGCTTGTGGACGGGCTACGGTGACAAAACCATCAACAGCAACACTTACACCGGCAGCGGCAATTTGCTGACCATTGACGGCCTAGAGGAAGCGAGTGACCTATCAGCACGCGGCACAACGCTGACATTGAACGGCTTGGATGGCACCATTGTGACATATGCTTTGACTGAAGAATATCAGGGTCGTTTGGTCACGATTTATTGGGGCGTCGGCAATAACACAGTTGAAGTGTTCAGCGGCTTTATGGACAAGATGACCATCCAAGACAGCGCAGAGGGGGCAACAATTCAGCTAACCGTTGAAAGCCGCTTGATCGTTTTGGAGCGTCCAAACGTGCGCAGATATACGCGGGAAAGCCATGCCGGCGTTAGAACGGCCAAAAGTTTGTCAGGCAGCGACACATTCTTTGATTGGGTCACAAAGTTGCAAGATAAACAGATTGTTTGGGGGCGATCCACTGAAAATGGTGAAGCCTGATTTAGACGCATTGAACAAATATATCCGCAAGATGCGGAATGTGCCTTTTCAGTGGCACACAAATGATTGTTTTATGTTTACCAATAATGCCTATCACGCCATGTATGGTGAAGGTTGGGCAGATGATTGGGTTGGCAAATACACCAAGGATGGCATGTATTTGAAGCGTAATGAATTACGCAAGGTGTTTCAGGCTGACACGTTGTGTGAAGCCATTGACCGCAAGATGACACGCATTGATTACATTCCACCGCGTGGTGCGTTGGTCACATCTGATCGGGTTAGACGATGGGTTATTGGCGAAGCCTTGGGCATTGCCATTGGCACAAAGGCTATCTTTCTTGGTGATAAAGGTGTAATTTCACAACAGATAGACTTTATCACGAATGCATGGGTTAAGGCATGAAATACAGGCTAGGCGATTATACAATTCAAAATTGGAATGATTGGGATCGTGCGCCCCGTATGCCGTCAGCCGTTGGTGCGGCTATCCTAAAAGGCATCGGCGCGACAGCTTTGGCATCAAGTGCGATTGCGACTTATATCGTCGGCTATATCGCCATAACAGCCGTGACGTCATGGGCGTTGCGTGCATTGGCCCCAAAGCCGTCGTTTGGTGGCGGGGGTGCGCAGGGTTTACTGGTCAACGCACGAGAAGCTACAGCCGCACAACAGATCGTGTATGGTGAAATCCGCAAGGGTGGCACGGTCACATTCATTGAAAGCACCGGTGATACAAACCAATACTTGCACCAAGTGATTGTTTTAGCTGGCCATGAGGTCAACAGCATTGGTGACATTTACATCAATGATGAAGTCGTGACCCTAGATGCAAGCGGTTTTGTCACTGATACGAAGTGGAAGGACGGCGATAGCAATTCCAAAATCCGCATCAAAAAGCATACCGGCGCGGATAACCAAACGGCGGATGGCGATCTTGTTATTGAAACATCCGTCACATCCGATTTCAAAGGCGAGGGCATCGCCTATATTTATGTGCGCATGGAATATGATCAGGATGTATTTGCTGAAGGTGTTCCGCTATTTACGGCCAAGGTGCAGGGCAAAAAGGTATATGATCCACGCACATCCACAACAAGTTATTCGGCAAATGCGGCATTGTGCATCCGTGATTATCTTGTGTCGGCTTATGGCTTGGATAATTCAGGTGATACCAATGACACATCATTCCAAGCGGCGGCAAACACATCTGATGAGAGCGTTAGCTTGGCCGGCAGCGGCACAGAAAGCCGCTATGAAATCAATGGCGTCATCAGCTTAGATCAAAGCCCGTCTGACATACTTGGTGACATGATGACGGCGTGCGCTGGCACGTTGTTCTGGGGTCAAGGTGAATGGCACCTAAAGGTTGGCGAATATACATCATCGGTCAAAACATTCACTCTTGATGACTTGCGTGGGCCAATCAACCTAGACACAAAGCATAGCCGGCGGGACAACTTTAACATTGTGCGCGGCACATTTAATGATGCGGATCAAGGTTTTATTCGTGCCGATTACCCAGAAATCCGTTCATCTACGTTCATCACCAATGATAATGGGGTAGAAAGCGCGATTGATTTGGCGTTGCCACTGACAACATCAGCGGCCATGGCGCAACGCTTGGCGAAAATGACGCTATTCCGTGCGCGTGAACAGATGACGTTTTCGGCTGATTTTGGCTTGGAAGCGTTTGAGGTTGAATGCGGTGATATTATTGCACTGACCATTGACCGCTATGGATGGACGGCAAAGGAATTTGAGGTTGTAGGCTGGAAATTCCGCAATGATGGGGATGCCGGAGATTTGCGCGTTGCTTTAACCTTGCGTGAAACATCATCAGCCGCGTTTGATTGGAACGCTGAAGAAAGCGATATAACAGGCAACGACAGCACCCTAACTGATCCGACGGCATCACTAACCATTGCAAGCCTTTCAACGTCTGGCGGTGGCCGTACAACGTCCGACGGCACGTTTGTGAACAGTGTGATTGTGTCGTGGACCGCACCGGCCAATAAATTCATCAGTCATTATGATGTGGAGTGGAAACCAACCGCTGACAGCAACTATGCATCCACCACGACGTCGGAAACAAGCATTGAACTTAGCCCGTTGATTGACGGCATAGAATACACAATCAGGGTGCGGTCAGTCACCAACACGGGCCGGCGTGGGCCATATGTGACAGCCACCTTTACAGGTGGCGGTGATACGACAGCACCGGCCTTGCCAACCAACATCAGCGCAACCGGTGGGTTCAAATACATCACGATTGAATGGACTAATCCGACCGATGCCGATTTGAACTTTGTCGAGATATACGAAAACACCACTAATTCATCAGCTAGTGCCACCAAGGTTGGCATTTCAGCCGGCGATCAATTCACGCGCACTAATCTTGGCCTAAACGAAACCAAGTATTATTTCCTAAAATCAGTCGATTATTCAGGCAATGCATCCGCGTTCACTACTGGCGTTTCGGCAACCACAACGTTTTTGGATGATGACGATTTTGAAAATGGGGTGCGACAATTATTCATTGATGGCGGATTAGACATTATTGAACCCGTTTCATCTTTGCCGGCATTAGGTGACTTTACCAATCAACAGGTGTTTCTGACCACTGACAATAAGTTATATTATTGGACAGGTTCAGCGTGGGAAACGGTGGCCGCTGATGCCACTATTGGAGCCGGTGAAATCACGGCAACTGAAATTGCGGATGGTGCTATTTCTACACCTAAACTGGCGGCAAACGCAGTTACGGCAGCAAAAATTACGGCGTCAACAATTACAGGCAACAAGATTGCGGCAAACACTATCACGGGCGGATTGCTTGCCACATCTGGCATCATTACGAGTGCGGCACAGATTGACAATGCACTGATCACAAATGCCAAAATACAGAATGCGGCTATTGATACGCTAAAGGTTGCCGGCGATAGCATTACAATCACCGATTTCACCGACTTTTCCACACAATCTGGGAATGGGCCATATACATTCAGCACAAGCGTGACCATGGCTTATGCCGGTGATATTGTGGCGTTTGGTAATATAGAAATGTTTGGCACGGCTGGTTCGGGCGATACTGCGACATTTCAGCTATACATTGACGGCACGGAAATGACCGGCATCAATTATACCGGATCGGGATTGCTTGGTTTGCATTCAATGGCGGGTTCAAAATCTGTTTCGTCAGGTTCGCGCACCGTTTATGTTTATGTCAGCAACTTATCGGGCATCACTAGCCCATCAGCCGATTGTCAAATAACAGTATTCAGGCGGTATAGATGACACGATACACAAAATATGACGCGGATAGCGGACAGGTCCAATATACGTTTGATGGGCGTGCAGATGAATTGCACCTTCATCAACCATGCATTGCCGGCGAATATCCAGCAAAAGAATACACGATTGTTGACGGTTCACCGGTTAGAAAGTCGCAAACCGACATTGATCAAGTGGACATTGACCGTGCATGGATAGAATTGCGCAACCGTCGCAACGGTTATTTGACAGATTGCGATTGGACGCAAGCCGGTGATGCGCCTTTAACAGATGCTAAAAAGCAAGAATGGCGGGATTACAGAAGCGCGTTGCGTGCCTTGCCGTCAAACACGACCGACCCCAGAAACCCAACTTGGCCTAGTAAACCAACCTAAAATGCGCTAGAATGCGTGTGCATATGCTTAAAACTACGGAGTTCGTAATATGGCAACCTTTAACAAAGTAAACGATTTCGTTAAGAACGCGGTTCATAATATGGACTTAGAAAGCGATCAAGTCGTTGTAGCACTATCAAACACAGCCCCATCATCTGAAACATCTGACCCATCAGCCGATGGCAATGGTATATTGGGCAACGTGACTGAAGTGGCTTATACAAATCTTTCATCACGCAACGTGACAACATCATCATCTAGCCAAACATCTGGCACATATAAGCTAGTTTTGGCGGATATTACGCTAACATCATCAGGCGGTTCAACTGGCCCGTTCCGTTATGTCTACATCTACAATGACACAGTAACCACACCGGCTGACCCGTTGATTGGTTATTATGATTATGGTTCATCATTGACGCTAAACGATGGCGACAGTCTTACAGTAGACTTCAGCGCAGCAAATGGTGTTCTACAAATCGCATAAGGTGACGCATGGTCGTTCTAGCAAATCGCGTAAAGGTTGCCACGGCGACAACAGGAACCGGCACAATCACCCTTGGATCGGCTGAAACTGGTTATCAGTCTTTTGCCGACGGGGGTGTTTCTGATGGCGATATTGTGCGCTATCTGATTGAAGATGGTAGCAATTGGGAAATCGGCAGCGGGACATATACCGCAAGCGGCACAACGCTTTCACGCACAGTAAGCGAAAGCAATAATTCAGATGCGGCCATAAATTTATCTGGTTCAGCTTATGTCATGATCACGGCGGCGGCTGAAGATTTATTTCAAGATGAAGATTATGGCCTGATCACTGGAACGGTAGACAATCAAGATGACTATGGAGCGTTAGCATAATGGCAAAACAGGTTCAATTTAGACGCGGCACGACAAGTGAACATAGTACATTTACGGGTGCCGTTGGTGAAATCACAGTTGATACGGACAAAGATGTTGTCGTTGTGCATGATGGCTCAACGGCTGGCGGTTTTCCATTAGTCAGGCAGCTTTCCGATTTATCCGCAATCACAGCAACCGCCGCCGAATTGAACGTGCTAGACGGGTTTACGGGCGCACTTGCTGATGTAAACCGTCTTGACGTAACCACTGAAGGTTTGTCGGAGGCAAGCAAAGTTGTCACGGCTGACAGCAATGGCGTCGTTAGCTTTGACAATGGCACGATTGAGGAAGTCACATCAATCACATCAAGTTCAAATGCGGCGACAATTAACTTGCGTGATGGTAATGTGTTTGAACATGACTTGACTGAAAACGTCACTTATACATTTAGCAATCCAGCCGCATCAGGCCGCGCATCTTGTTTCATTCTTAAGGTTATCCAAGGATCAACGGCAAGAACAATCACTTGGCCGACAAGCGTAGATTGGAATGCGGCAACTGCGCCAACGCTGACAACCACAAATGATGGGGTTGATATTTTCGGCTTCATTACGATTGATGGCGGGACTACATACTACGGGTTTGTTCTTGGTCAGGCGATGGGGTAAGGCATGTCATCTAGTAAGTTAGTTATGCAAGGTGCGGCGGGTGCGCTGGGTGGTGCATATGTTGCAAACGGAGTTGATTTAAATGGAAGCACTTACCTTGATCGCTCAACACCATTACGGGCTGATGGCGGCAATTTCACAATGTCCCTTTGGTTTAAAAAGGATAGTTCATCAAACGGCGGCGCATTAGTTCACCAAGCAATGAATGGTCAATATGGGGCTTACCCAGCTTTTTATTTACAGCAAAATTCGTCTGAAGCTACAGGCTTTGATCTTAATACTTGGTCAGGCTCAATACTTATGGCGAAAAGCACTGACACCAATTCAACTGATGACGGTCAATGGAATCATTGGGTGGGAAGTTGGAATGGAACTTCTGCTTATGTTTATTTGAACGGTGTAAGTCAGGGGCCAAGTAAGACAAGCGGAACTATCCCATGGACAACAGGTCGAATTGATACGCGGATAGGCGGGTCATCTGTTTATAGCAATTATAACGGATCAATGGCTGAACTGTTTATTGATGATAGTTATATTGATCTCAGCCAAGCATCAAATCGCGCTAAGTTTTATGACAGCGACAACAAGCCTGTTGATTTAGGGGATGATGGTTCAAACGTAACTGGTTCACAACCGTTGGTATATCTCAAAATGGATCATACCGCTGGCGTTTCTAATCTCGGGGACAATTTGGGGTCGGCTGGTAATTTTACTGTCTATAATTCTGGTTCGGCAACAGATGGCGGTGAAGTCGGGGCATTCACATAATTAGCATATGAAGGAAATCAAATATGTATGTTAAAGTCACAAACGGCACGGTTGATATATACCCTTATTCTATTGGGCAGTTAATTCGTGATTATCCTAATACATCATTCCCAAAGGTAATTCCTGATAGTATGCTACAGGATTATGGCATTTATCCTGTTGTCAGAACAGATATGCCAAACATTGATGAAAGCGCACAAAGTGCCGTCAAAAATGAAACCCCAACATTGGTTGATGGAAGTTGGACATTAGGTTGGTCGGTGGCAAACAAAACGGCTGACGAAACGGCGACTTTCAATATTGAAAAAGCAAGTGAAAACCGTGTAAAGCGCAATATTCTTTTGGGACAATCCGACTGGACGCAGATGAACGATAGCCCACTTTCCAACGAAGATAAAACAGCTTGGGCTACCTACCGTCAAAACTTGCGTGACTTGCCGACGAATGATAACTGGCCGAATTTAACTGATAGCGATTGGCCAACCAAGCCATAAGGGGATAAACCATGCTGGCATTTGGCCCCATAGCAGCGGCACCACTAGCTGATGATGTTGGTGTTCAGGAATATGAATTGGCGGTCAATGCCGGTTCCTTCACGCTTACTGGCCAAGATGTTGGGCTAACATTTACCCCTAAAGTCACCGCTGATGAAGCCGCGTTTACTTTAACCGGTCAAGACGCCGACATTGGCGCAACCCGTCCGATCACGGCGGTCAACGGCACATTCAGCCTAACCGGTCAGGATGCCGACTTTGGGCTGACCCGTGCGCTAGAGATTTCGCACGGCACATATATCATCACGGAACAGGATGCCGCCAAAGCAATCAGCAAGGTTGCCGACGAAGGAACATTTACGCTTACTGGCCAATCAAACGGCTTCAAGCACCACCTAGACGCGGCAAATGGATCATTTACGCTAACTGGTCAAGCCAACATCTTTGGCGTCACTATGCTGGCCGGTGCAGAAAGCTATGCACTAACAGGACAAGCCGCCAACACAACATTGAACCGCATTGCCGGCCAAGCGTCATTCACGCTAACTGGTCAGGATGCCGACTTATTCCCAGAGGTCATAGTTGATGGCGGTCAGGGGTCATTCACGCTGACAGGTCAGGACGTCACGTTCAACCGTGGTTATGCGGTGATCACTGATGAAGGTTCATTTAGCCTTTCATTCCCTGATACCGATGTTGACGTTGTGCGCGGCGTGGGCAACGGGTCATTTGTCCTAACTGGTCAAGATGTGGCATTCCAACTTGCCGAAGTGCTAGGGGCTGACAATGGCTCGTTTACGCTAACCGGTCAGGATATTAACTTTGACGTAAGCGATAATTTTGTTGCTGAACTTGGTTCATTTACCTTTGGTGCTGAAGATGCGGCCTTGAAGGTCAACAAATATTTGCTTGGTGGCACTGGTTCATTCACGGTCACTGAACAAGACAACAGTTTCATTGAAACGGAAGTCTTAACGGCTGGAACCGGCACGTTTACGATAACAACTGAAACCGTCCGTTTGGAACCTGTTTTGACGCTACCGGCGGCAGCGGGTCAATTTACGCTTACCGGTCAAGTTGCTGGCCTAGCCAATTTCCTTGTCATTCAGGGCGTCGAGGTTTACACGGTCACCGGTCAGGATGCCGCGCTATCAGCCGGACGCGCCAGACGGTTTGAATATGCCGATGTTGCAAATGCCGCAACCCTATCGCAAGATCAGCCAAATAATGCTATACTTGTAAACGCAAATAATGAGGCCGCATAAATGTCTACGTTTTATATCAAGCAAAATGACACGGTGCCGTCATTGCGTGCCGCACTAGAAAACGGCAGCGGCGATGCGGTTGACCTAACAGGCGCAACTTGTCGGTTTCACTTGCGGGAAATCGGAAAAACAACGGTCACAACAGATAGCACGGCACAAATCGTGACTGAAGCCACTGGCATTGTGCAATATAATTGGGTGGCGGCTGACACAGACACAGTGGGGTCATATCAGGCGGAATTTGAAGTTACCTATTCAGACGGCACGATTGAGACATTCCCCAACAACGGCTATATCCGCGTTGAAATAACAGATGATATTACATAGGCGTTAAGATGGCACGGACAACGGCAGAGGCGCACAAGCGCATTGACAGTATTGAACCAAGGGTGACAAAGCTGGAAACGGAAGTTCACATTCAGTTCAAGGAAGTGTTCACCCGCATCAAGCGGCTTGAAACCATTTTAATTGGTGCCGCCGGAACCATCATCGCAATGCTTGTGGCGGTGTTGACAAAGATGGGCTGACCGATGGACCCCGTTAGTTGCGTTGCATTGGCGACAGGTGCTTATAAGACCATCAAGGCAGCTATTTCCACGGGCAAAGACATTCAAGAAATGGGCAACACGATTGCAACGTGGGGCCAAGCCTTTTCCGACTTTAACAAACTAGAAGAACGCCAGAAAAACCCGCCTTGGTGGGAAAAAACGTTTAAAGGTTCGGATGAAGAAACGGCGATCTTGATTTGGAACCAAAAGCGCAAAATGGACGAAATGCGAAAATCCATTAAGGATCATATTTCTTTCGTATATGGGCCATCGGCTTGGGATGAAATTTTGCGAATTGAGGCGGAACAAAGGCGCATCCGCAAGGAAGCCGCTTACAAAAAGCAAGAGTTCATTGACAACCTAATAAATTGGGCAATCGGCCTAACCTTGTTTTTCGTTAGCGGTGGCGTTCTTTTTTTCATCATCTGGGCAGTCGGCCGCGCAAGGGGTAGCTGGTGATGTTTGTGCTGGTGTGGCTTAGTTTCATTGATGGTCAATTTCAGTATTATCAGCTAGGCGCATTCGGCACAGAGGCACATTGTAATAGAGCAAAGGCCAAAGCGGAGGTCATGGTGAAAAATGCCGGCCAAGCAATCGCATGTTTTGCAGTTGATCGAAATTAAGCCAAATGTGTGGTGTGTATACAAAAACGGGAAAGTGGTTATAATAACGACTGACAAGCGTATAGCAGAAAGGTGTTACAATGAACGAATTGATACCTGACAAGATGGCTTACCAAGTGAACAAACGTCGTATGGCGTGGTCGGCCTTGGGTATGATGATGATCACAACGATTGCAACCATCATTGATCCACAGCGTATGGCCGGTGCCGAAAGCGTGCTGATGACGCAATACATCGCTTTAAGCGGCTTGGTGGGGGCATACTTTGCTTTAAGCAAAACAAGCGTTGGGAGCAAATCAGAATGATACAAGCGTTGATAGGGCCGCTGACTGAATTGGCCGGCGGTTGGCTAAAAGGCAAGGCTGATGCACAAGCGGCAGATGCAAAGCTAAAACTGACTGAAGCGGAAGCCAAAGCAAAGATAATGCTTTCCAAGGAAACATCGGTTGCAGATTGGGAACGCATTATGGCGCAAGGTTCGCAGTCTAGCTGGAAAGATGAATATCTTGTCATTCTCTTTAGCATTCCGTTAATCCTAGTGTTCACCGGTGAATGGGGTCGTACAGTCGTTGCAGAGGGGTTTGCAGCGTTGGAAATAATGCCGCAATGGTATCAATACACCTTGGGCGTGATCGTATCAGCGTCATTTGCCGTGCGGTCGGCCACTAAGTTTTTCGGGGGTAAAAAGTAATGGAAATGTGGCAGTGGATCATGTTGTTTTCAGCGGTTAGCCTGAACACTTTGGTTAATTGTTGGCGTTTATATTTGGAGGCAAAAAAATGAGTGATGCGATGAAAGCCTTGCAAACCAGATGTGGGGTTACAGCGGATGGCGCGTTTGGCCCAAATACGGCCCGTGCAATCGCCAAACACTATGACTTGACCCCTAACCGTGCAGCACACCTTTTAGGTCAAGCGCACCACGAAAGCGGCGGATTTAAGCGTACACGGGAAAGCCTATATTACAGCACGCCAGAACGCATTTGCGCAGTCTGGCCGACACGGTTTAAAACGCCG